TGGTCAAGAACGGAGCATCGGCAATCCGTACTCTTGGTTCAGCTGCTGACGACACCGTTCAAGACCAAGTCATTGCCGCATTGATGGGAGCCTACTAATGGCAAATACAGCAAAAGCCTTATTTCGTGGAGCAGCAACAACTACTACCACCACAACCCTTTATACAGTACCAGCGAGTACAACAACGATCATCACTAACATCGCTGTGACTAATACTTCATCTACTGCTTACACATTTACAATGGCTTTGGATGATATTGCTATCCACACAGCAACATCGATTCCCGGCAATACAACCGTGTATATCGATCTTAAGCAGACTTTGGCAACAACAAAGACAATCAAGGGTGGAGCATCTAATACTGCTGTGAACTTCCACATCTCAGGGATGGAGATCGCGTAATGCCAATTTCCTCATATCCAGCATCAGTTGCTAAGCGCAACATTGTTAGATTGACTTCTGGTACATCATGGACAGTTCCAGGGGGTGTCACAAACATCGTTGCAACTTTAGTTGGCGGCGGCGGCGGCGGGCAAAGTTCTGCGAATGCTACCCAATTAACAACAAGCCACGATGGTTCAGGTGGACAGATTGTAACTACTAGCCTTGCTACAACTCCTGGAGCATCAATTACTTATGCGATTGGCGCAGCAGGCACAGGTGGATCAGGTACAGGCGGAGGTGCTGGTGGCACTACAACTTTCACAGGAGCAACTTCCGCACTTGGTGGTAATGGTGGTACTTACTTTGGCGCAGGTGCTGCTGGTCAGCAAGGCGCAACTGCATCCAATCAAGGCACAGGTGGAATGAATGGTGGCGGTGGACAGACAAACGGTGGCGCAGGTGGAGCAGGTTCAATCGAGATCGAATACTGGAGCAACTAATGCCATACGCAATTATTGAAGATAACAAAGTCGTGAACATTGTGGTCGATGTCGATGCTAAGGATCTCAAGAAGAATCCAAAGAAGTACATCGATTACACAGATGGATGGGATTATTCCAACGGTATTGATGGAGGGGATTTCTTCCCACATGAAGCCGCGCCTGAGTAAGTCTGCCGTTCAGCTAAGAGAACAGATCGATGACAGTTTCCCAGATCGAGATAGAACTTCCGATGGATGGATCGGCGATACAAAACACGCTGCTCGCAAGTCTGATCACAATCCAGATGCTCAAGGATGGGTACGCGCCATCGATGTGGATGCTGACCTCAACAACGCAAAAGGGACTTCCGTCTATCTTGCAGATCAGATTCGAGAATATGCAAAGTCCAGTAAGCGAATTACTTATGTTATCCACATGGGCAAAATCTGCTCACGCAAATCCCTTTGGCGATGGGTTAAGTACACAGGCATCAACGCCCATAATCACCACATTCACATCTCGTTTGCACAAGTTGCGGATGAAGATAAAACATTTTTTAACATCCCTATGCTAGGAGGACACAATGGGTAGAGTCACTGTTAGTTCTAACAATCTGTTTCCCGGTCCTAAAGGCGAAAAGGGCGAAACTGGTGCTACAGGTGCTACAGGAGCCACGGGAGCGACAGGAGCCACGGGAGCGACAGGAGCCACGGGCGCAACTGGAGCTACCGGCCCACAAGGGCCACAAGGTATTCAAGGCGTTAAGGGTGATACTGGAGCCACCGGCGCGACAGGAGCAACAGGTGCCACAGGCGCAGGAGTAGTCGTTGGCGGTACTGCTGGACAAGCTCTCACCAAGATCAACTCAACGGATTACAACACACAATGGACAACAATCCCATTACTGGATGCTGCTAATTCATTCACCGCACAGAACATAATCAATGCAGCAGGTACTTCTACTGTTGATTTAATCGTGCGAGCAACTGTCAGCCAGACGGCAGATTTACAGCAATGGCAGAATAGTGCTGGAACAGTGCTGGTCAGAATTACCGCCGCTGGCGATTACCAAGTTGGCGGCACTATTGCAATTAACGCCTCAAGAGATATGGCTCCACGCTTGCTTTATGTAAATGGTGCAGCAACTTCGGCAAGCGCAAATATCCTTACTACTGCCTCAGTCGTTGGAATGATTGTTCGCGGTGCAGCATCACAGACTGCCAATCTCCAAGAGTGGCAAACTAGTGCTGGTTCAAGTCCTTTACAAGTTAGAAATGATGGAGTGCTCATTGCTGGCGGTAGTTCATATTTCCAAAGAGCAGTAGCAGCACCCATTCTTAATGCAGTGACTTTCAATGCTGCTTCCGTAGGTATCGTTGTTCAAGGATCAACATCTCAAACTGCCAATCTTCAAGAGTGGCAGAATAGTGCTGGGACAGTTTTAATCAATGTCGATCCTCCAACAAATGGTGCATTTCTTAGATTTTCCGATTCCACTGCACAATCAGGCATTAAATGGGGCGCGGCAACGATATTTGGATTAGGTACAGTTTCTCTTCAAAACACAATTTTCCCTTATGCTGCAAACTATAAGATTTTAGCGTTGCGTGGTGCGGCATCTCAGACCGCAGATGCTTTTCAAATACAAAATAGTGCAGGAACTGTTTCTACAGCAATTACCGCGGCTGGCACAATCAACTTTGCATCTGGCAACACATCTGCAACTGCAACGGCTGGATCGGTAACTGCACCAGCATTGGTTGTAGGATTCATCACTATGCAAGTCGCAGGAACAACTGTCAAAGTACCTTACTACGCAAACTAGGAGCATCATGGACTACTCAGCACTACTCAGCAACGATCAGAAGAAGTCAATCTTGGAGCAGCGCATCGCGCAGTTCGCATCTGAGGCATACCAACACTCAATTAACAAGCAGGTTGCAGCAGACAACGCAGAAGCAGTACAAGCTGCTGACGATGCTCTAGCAATCCTTGACAATGCAATCAAGATTCACCAAGAAGAACTAGCCAAACTAGGAGAGTAATGAATATCAAGAACCCAGCAATCCTTGCAGCAGGAGCATTCCTAGCAGCATGGTCAGCAACGAACTTTGACATCGACTATCGTGCAATCCTATTCGCAGTTCTCTCTGGCGTATTCGGGTATGCAACACCAAAAAGGTAATGAGTGCGATGGACATAGCGGCGCTTGCTGTTGCTGCTACGACCGTTATTGGTTCATTTATTGGCTCAGTGAGATGGTTAGTAAAGCACTACCTAGCAGAACTAAAGCCCAATGGCGGCAGTTCTATGAACGATAGAATTACTAGACTTGAAGAGCGTGTCGAAACAGTAATCCGTCTCCTAGAGAGGTAACAATTATCTCATGGCAAGAAAAGCAACTAAGAATCTAGTTGAGCAAGATTACTCAGCTCTCGATGCTTACTGCATTGGGATGTATGAGTTCGCTCAATCTCTCAAGCGTGCAGGCTTTGATGAAGAGACTGTGCTTGGCATCATCGTAGAGCGTTCTGCTTATCCTGCATGGATATTGCCTGATCCAATCGAGCCAGAACGGTTCGGCGATTACGAAGATGAGGATGATGACTAAACAACGCTATCTGGTGATCTCGGATTTACAAATCCCCTATCATCATGAGCAAGCAGTTAAGAATCTGATCAAGTTAGTAAAACGAGAGAAGTTTGACCTCGTACTCAATACCGGTGATGAACTGGATATGCAGTCACAATCCAAGTGGGCTAAGGGAACACACCTAGAATATGAGGGTCAATTAGATGCCGATCGAACTATGGCTCAAAACATCCTCTGGGACTTGGGCACTACCGACATCACTCGATCGAACCATACCGATCGTCTATACCACACTCTCGTTAGAGGAGCTCCTAGCCTCATCGGACTTCCAGAACTCGAGTACGCCAGTTTTATGGGCTTCAACGAGTTGGGGATACGCTTTCACAAGAAGCCATTTGAGTTCCATAGAGGCTGGGTCTTAGTTCATGGCGATGAAGGATCGATGAACTCTAACGCTGGACTTACAGCTCTTGGCTTGGCTAAGAAGTTTGGCAAATCTGTTGTCTGTGGACACACGCACAGGGCAGGCATATCAGCCTATACAGAGGGCCTAGGAGCCTCATACAGGACTTTATGGGGCGTAGAGGCAGGAAATGTCATGGATAAGAAGAAAGCCTCTTATCTAAAGGCTGGAGCCGCTAATTGGCAGATGAGCGTGGCAGTCATAGAGACACATGGAAACCATGTCAGTCCAATGCTTGTGCCTATCAACAAGGACGGATCATTCACATTGTACGGGAAGTTGTACCAGTAAATCGTTATGGTTTCGTTATCTAAATATCCCAGATAAGTCTGGAGTTGATGTCACACTAATCCCAACAGCAAAGATATTGCTGGAAAGGGAGCAAAATGACAATACAAGAAAAGGCACTAGCTCTGTGTTTTATAGGGCTTATATTC